TGCAAGGTCTGCTGTGTGAGTTGCTTGGATTATTTTTAATTTTGGATTCTTACCAATCATCCATGCCGGGAGTAAGTATGAGGCAAACTCCGACTTTGTGTGTCTTGGCGGCATGTTTATGATTAGACGTTTAATTCTCCCGTTAGCGAGATCATTAAATTTTTTATTAATAATTTTATGGTGGGATCCCTCTATAAACTCAGGCCAAACATACTTGACAAAACTTAAAAAATTTTTTGTAATATTTGGACGAGCTTCATCCAATGCTACGCTTCTTTCAAGTTCAATTAGTTTAGCGCTTTCTTCCTGGGTCAGACCCTGTAAATTTTTTGTAATATTTTTTTCTTCTTGCATATCTTCAATATGTTTTCAAAAGTTATACCTTAACCGTCTGAATTAAGCAATAAAGGGTAAGCTTGGGACCCCTTTTTGTTTTAGGGGGTTTTAGGTTTTTAGTTTGCAACTGGGGTGGGCCCGCCCGTGGTACCTCTATGGGGTGGGCCCCGCCCGTTAGGCTAGAAAAATTTTTAGCTATGCAGTTTTTGCATGGGATGTTGTGGGATTTAGCTATGCAGTTTATGCATGGGATATTGTGGGATAGGGCATGCACAAAGTGCATGCCTATCTAAGTTGTATTAGTCTAACAATACCATGTATTGTTTTGCAAAATGTTTACGAAACCAATGTAACCCCTTTCTTACTTTGTCCCATTTATCAGACGCACCATAACCAAGTTGCGTATCTTCTTGTGTCGCGTGCCATTCATTAAATAAAATAGATTGATAAATAGAATTAGCAAACATTGGTAAACTAATAGACTCTTGACTAAATCTATTAGTTGCTTTTGTTTCCGCTGTTTCGTCTCTTGATGTAGCGGAAAGTATTTCAAAAGGTAATTTTATTTTCTTACCTTTGTATTCTACTTGTTTAAGTTTAATTGCTTTGTTTGTCATTTTTTCCTTTCTGTTTTTTATTTATTTCTTTTTTCTTTAAGTTGTTCCTCATATTCATTATATCCTAATCTACTCAATTCCTCTCTTAATTTTTGTTCTTTTTGTAAACAAAAAATTTGCATTTCTTTTAATTGATTTATTTGTGCTAGTAGTATTATGTGTTCTTGTTGATTGTCCATTTTTTTCCTTTCTGTTATTTATATATCTTACATTATCCTATAATTAAGTCAACCTTTAATTATTCTTGTTTCGATCCTTTCCCCTCTCCAACCATTAACCTTTTCTTTCTTAACTGTTATGGGTGTTTCTTTTGGTTGCTTAACTGAATATGTATCAGTAATTTGTTTTGCAAATTTATTTAAGAAACTAAATAAACATGCTTGATTGCAAAAGTATTCCCAAATACCTGACGGATAACCATTACTGTTAATTGTTATTTTTCTAGTTCTTAAAACTTTATTGTTTCCTGAACCACGAACCCTCGAAACAGTTTCGAGGGTATGGCAGTCAGGGTTATGACACCAATTAAATGACATTATATTCCCCAAGTTTTAAAAGTTAATAATCCGATACAAAATAAAAGACCAAGAATTATGAAACAAAAATATTTCACAGTCTTTTGTAGTTCTCTAATTTGAGAGCGGTTAGATAGTGCAATAGTAGAAATGCTTTCAACATATTTTAACATTTTATTATTTACCTTATCTTGATGGTTATCTTGTTGTAGATTTAAGTCTGTCATGCAACCGCCTTGATTGTCATAAGTTCAGTTGCCATTCTCCAACCATCTGCGTCCATATCCCAATAGATAAAACAAACTTTCCCATTATTAGAAACGAATGCTTTTCCAGTTGTCATAACATCATCAGGTTTAGTCCATCTGCCATTTCTAGTTATGAACTTTTGATGTTTTTTTGCCCAGTAAGTTATAATAAACTTTTCAGGGATTTGTTTTAGTGTTGTGTTAGTTGTCGTCATTTTTTCCTTTCTGTTATTGTTATGGGATATCTTACAATATCCCATAACCTTTGTCAAGTGTTAATTTACAGCTTGATTTTGTTGCTCGTATAATAACCTTTCTGCTATTTTTTCCGCTTTGGTTTTTACTTTCTTGTTTTTCATTCCTTTAATCCTATCTGCTAAATTTTTAGGATTATAGATAGTTAAGCCAGTAGAGTTAGTTCTAACAATTTCTGCGTCAGTAAGATTTAAACCAAGTTCAGTTGATAACTCAATTGCTTCATCAAGATATTTATAACCTTTTAGACCAAGTTTAATTTCTTTCATCTGATCTAAAATTGATTTAATCCAGTTATGATGTGCCATGACAAATTTAGATTTTTCGTTTTTCCAATTTATCAAAAACATATACTCATCTTGATTACAAGCAATAGACCTATCTCTACAATAATCTCTACCAATTAAATCTAACTGGTATTTATCATTCCATTGTTTGCCATAACCTTTGTCTTTATTGCCAAGATAGTCATTATTTTTTTCCACATATTTAGTTTTATGCGGATTGTTTTCTTTTCCATCTTGTTCAATTAAGATATCAGGATTGCAGTCTTCTTGGGCTTTTAGTTCATCACGAAATAAAGCATAACCATAACCATTGTCATCACGAGCATAAGAAGAATTGTTATCAACATCAATACTACCATTTAATTTAAAATCAAAATGGCTTTCTATATTTGCGTCAACAATACTAACATTGTTGTCGTAATCTTTTTCTTCTTTTTTACCCATGTAATGAAAGTGAAAACAGCTGTCTTTTGCAATCGTACTTACATTCTCAAATTTATTTTGTAAGTAATATGCTTTCTCAACATCATCTTCGGTATAATGTCGTCTAACTATTTTTTCTGCCATTTTCCATGCGTTGTCATTTATGTCAATTTGATCTGCTTTCAAACTGTCATATTTTTGTTTTTCAACAGTATCTTCTTGTTCAAGATGTACTCTCATTCTATTTGCAATCTTGTTTCGATACTCTTGATTTAGTCTTATTCTACTCATTTTTGCCTTTCTGTTTTTGTTTGCATTAATTTGAAATTAACACTTGACATTGGGATTGTCAAGTATTATATGGGATATATATTTATTTATAAAAACTTAAATATAACATTTAAGCTAACTTGCGGTTGGCAGTACAAAAACGCAACCGCAAGTTGCATGAAAAAAATTACAAAATTAGTTTAGAATCATTCTAAACTAAATGGGACAACTTCTAGTTGTATTGTTTAAGGGCTTTCATATCCCTACCATTCTGCAACTAGAACTGATCCCTGGTCCTATGTACACTGTGTGTCTCGAGCTCCACTAGTGCGATAGGACCTGGGATTAGTACAACTACAACTAGAAAAATTCCATTCTGTTAGGAATAGTTTGGGCCCAAGCTTCTGTTTGGGCTCAAGCTTTAAACTTGACAACGGGTCTGGGATAGTGTAGGATAAATTTAGAAAGGATAATTATGGACAAAGAAACAAACGGACATTTGTATATAGCAAATGATAACCTGAAGAGAATAGCGGATGCCCTGGAGACTATTATTAAGATGGTAAAGCAGGACCAGGACGCAGTTGCTGCATATAGAAAAAAACAAGATGAGTAGAAAACCTGGGCCAGCAATGGCCCGCGTTTACCTGCAGCACTGGCGATGGCTAGTGAACCAGGGTCCAAGCTACAAGCTCCAAGCCGCAAGCTGCAAGCGTCAAGCTTTCAAGCTTGACAGGTCCCAAGCTGTAGGATATTATAAGATATGAAAAAGAAATATTATTTATTAGATTATTTTATTACTGATCATAAATATTTAAAAAAAACATATATTAAAAAAGTAGAAAGGATTTTAAAATGCTTAAAAAAGAAGCAAGAAAAATAACTGGCGGGCTAAGCAAGCCCAGCAAGATGCCTGGACCAGCATATAACCTGCCGGCATGGGAATGCAAAACCGGCGCTAAGCTGGTGAAGGTCCCTGGCAGCGTGTGCGCTGGCTGTTATGCCCTGAAGGGTCGGTATAGATTTAAAAATGTAAAGGACGCATTGTCCAGAAGGCTGCAAGCCCTCAAGCATCCGCAATGGGTGGACGCGATGGTAACGCTCGTATCTGGGGAGGCCTGGTTCAGGTGGCATGACTCAGGAGACCTGCAAGGGCCCGAGCACCTACAATTAATATTTGAAGTGTGCAAGCGCACACCAGGGACCAGACACTGGCTGCCAACGCGCGAGGCTCAGTTCCTGAAGGACCTGGACCCGGCCACAGTTCCGCCAAATTTAATCATTAGAATGTCATCACATATGATCAACCAGGGACCAGTGAAGCAATGGCCGTGGACATCCACAGTGACCAGCTCGACAGACTACAGCTGCCCGGCCTCGAAACAAGATAACGAGTGCAAGGATTGCAGGGCCTGTTGGGACCGGTTGACACCTAACGTTAGTTATCATAAGCACTAGTCATGGTTTTTAGATCCCCGAAATATTATGCAGAGTTACGGAAGTACCGTAGAGAGAAAGAGCTCAAGCTGCAAGCGCGCAAGCTTACAAG